TAAATTTTTCTTCATCTACAACATTGGTTTTTCCTACATAATATTTACTTTTTAAAGCAATATCATCATTTAGTTTTGTTCCTTTTTCTCTAAACATTAAACAATATTCAATATCTGGAAGCCATGTGTTATTACAAAACGGTGTTGGGTTTGTCTTACACCATGTTAATATTTCAAACATACATTTCTTTTCTTTAACAAAATAATTCATAATATCAAGTATTTGTTCTTTGCTACACCATATATATATATATATATTCTTCATAATTCGACACACTTCATCAAATATTGAATAATCTATACCATCCATCAATTCTCCAATTTTCAAAAAAGTTTCAACTCTTGTTTCAGTTCCCATCGTTGAAAGCTTGTTTTTAATATTTCCAGCCCCTTTTGCCATGTTTTTGCTTAAATACGGTATGTCTATGTAAACCAAATCAATACTTTTATCAGGAATATTCTTAATTAGTTCGTAACAGTCGCCTAATTGTATTGTGTTAATCGTTTCTTCAAATTTCATTCTTTACCTCCTAGTATTTCTATAATTTTATTTCCCATATTTTTTTTAGGTACAAATATAAATTTACATCCATATCTTTCTTTCATAGTTGACATCACTTTAATAAGCATTGATCCTTTTACTTTTGTTTTTGTAGATGACCAATTTATTAAATCCTCTTTTGACTTTATATCAGATTTTATTAAAAAAATAAATTCTTCACAATTAATTTCTTTTGCTTTTTCTAATTCTTTTTTTATTCTTAAATGTTCTTGAGTATTGCAAAGATTATGTGCAATTTCTTCAATGTTAGCTTTTAAATCTATAATAATTCTAGTATCATTTAATAATTTAACATCTCCTGCATAAAGTTTATTGCGAATCCATTTAATGTTATTTTTATCTAAATATTTTGTAACATAATCATCTTTTTTATTACGTGTATCTAATTCAATTATCATTTTCATACCTCCATAAATAACCTTTAGCATATTTTTGTTGTCCTCTACATACTTCACCTATATTTTGTGATAAAATACCAGTTTCTTTTTCTGCTTGTTTTAAACTTTCATATTGTTTTATAAAATTACCATCTAAATTATATTGATTTACTTTCTTTTTTATTTTTGAATTTTTACTTATTTTTTCTTTTGTTTTTTCATCTCTTTTTCTACCTAATGCTTTTTCTCTTATTTTTTGTTTAGTTTCTTCACTTTGTTTTTTTCCATACATAGGATTTTTATTGCCTATTCTTTTTTTAGCAATTTCACTTAATTTATTTTTTGTTTCTAATGATGTTTTTCTTCCATATATTGGACATAATTTTCCTTTTTTACCATACATATGATTTTTTTGACCTTTTTGTGCTTCACTCATTTTTTTTAAAGTTTCTTTTGAATGTGTTCCAAAACAATTACCACCATTATCTATATTATAACCATATTTAGAATTATTACTTTTATAATAAGCAATTAATTCAATTTCTTTTTTTTCTGCTTCTTCCTTTGTTAAATTACTAAATAATATCTCATGTTTTATATTATCCCAACCATATTTTTTTATTGCTCTAAAAATTAAAGGTTGATTTCTATACCCATTTCCATATTGCCATCTTTTATTTTTATCATTTTTTGTAATTCCAATATAAACTTTATTATTTGAAAATATATGTTTATATACTATATAATTATTTTCCATAATATCTCTCCTTTATTCTAAAAAACAAAAGAGATATTTATATGAATATACTAGGCAAATTATTGCTAGATGACCTACCTAATATACTCATATAAATATCTCTTTGTCATCTAGCATTTTAATTATATCATAATTTCATATAAAAATCAAATTTCCAGTATTTTTTTATTTCCTTTTTCACGAGTATCGCAAACAATTAAATTATATTTGTTCATATTAATCCTTAAACATTTTTTTAATTTTATTTTGTGCTTGTTTCTTTGTTAATTTTTTAATATGTTTTATTTTTTGCTTCTTTGTATTATGTTTTAATTTAATATCTCTTATCATATTATGCCAACCTCTTTTGATCCATCCTTTTGTTTTATGTTTCTTTTCTTCTTGTTGTATTTTATCTTCTTCTTTTAATTTAGAATAATCAAATATTATATAATATCCTACTATAAAAACATCTTGTATTATTGCACCTAATATCATCATAATTAAATCTCTTGGTATGTACATTATTTCATCTCCTTTTTCTTTACTAAAGTTTTAATTTTCTTTTTAGCTTCAAGTTCTTCATAATTAGGATGCTGATTTAATATTTTTTCAATTTTTTCTAATGTTTCAAGTTCATATTCAAATGTACCTTCTTTAGTTTTTACTCTAATTGTGTAATCCCAATTGTATGGTTCTTTCATTATCCTTTTCCTTCCTTATCTTTAATGTATTTATATATTTTGTAATACATACTTTTTGTATCATATCTTAAATCTCTACTTTCCATATCTAAAACAAGTGGAATCTTGCTTTTTAAAAAATTAAGCATTTCATCGATCCTATTATTTATTGGAATAAATTTATATTGTTCTTTCATGTTTTTCCTTTGTAATGGTTATCCCCCACCATTTGTTTTCTTCTCTTTTTAAATCATATTCTTTAGAGTATTCATCATATAATTCTTCGTATATTTCATCTCCTTTAACATACTTAATTTCTTTTCGTTCCCCTGTTATCAATTCTTCAAATTCTTTTTTTGCATCTTCTTTGTTATCTTCTTCATCTAGTCTTTTCATATCTTCTAAAAAATTTTCTCTATCACACAAACTCATATTTATAACTCCTTATCTATTTCTTTGTTAAAATAAACTTTACCTGTTTTTTTATTACCTACTAAATATTTATCTTTCTTTCCTATAAAGTCATAATCATATCTTTTAGTTATTACTTCTTCATCACTGCCAATTATCATTAAAACTTCTTTGTGCCAACTATCAAATATAACTATATCTTTACCTAAGATTAAATTAATTATCATTAAAAATCTATTCATATACTATTCCTTATCTATTTCTTATTTCCAATAATATTTTATATAAAATTACAACTATAAATTTAATACCCATTGATTGTGTATAATTTGCACTATAACTTTCTTCAATATAATCTCTTATTTGAGATTCAAATATTATATCATCCATATATTACTCCTTATTAATGTGATCTATTATTTCATTTATTTTATTTCCAATTCCTTGTAAATCTTCAAATAAAACTTCTCTTCTTAAATCTTTACAAGTTCCATAAAAACCACAAGAAATATAACCTTTTAATTTTTCTATCTTCTTATCTTCTATTACTTCTACTTCCATATTTAACATATCTATTACGTGATAATTTCCTGCATTAAAAACATAATCTCCTGCTTTGTCTATATAATCTCTAAAACTTTCATCATAATTCCAATAATAACCACCTGTATATTCTGCACCTGTTTTATAAAATACTTTTTTAGGTACTTCTTCTCCATTTGCTATCTTATTTAATAAATCTATAACTTTCATATAATCACTCTCCTATTCTATATTCCATACTTTCAAATTGTTCTCTTGTTAATATTGATTTAATTTTTTTACTATCATTTATTATATTTTCACTTGCATAATAATTATGTATTGAAAAAATTTTTTTATTAATATCTTTCCATACAACTTTAAACCCATTTACATAGTCTCCAGCTTCTATTAAATCTATTATGTTTGGACTTGATTTAATATCTTGATATTCTGTTAAATATTTCTCCATAAAGTTGTCAGACAAATCAGTTTCATAACAGTTAAAATAATAATCAGTTGGTTCAGTATGATATTCAATTATTCTACCAATATTTCCATTTTTAGTTCTTACATAATCTCCTACTTTCATATATTACTCCTTATCTACCTTATAAATACATTGGTCTTGACTAAAAAAACCATTACCTTCTATAAAAATGCCATTGTTTTCTATACATTCTTCTTTAAATGAATTGTAGTTACCAGCACCTAAATATAAAACACATCCTAAAATTATTAACCAAATTACTACTCCAATGACAAAACCTATTACTACTTTTAATTCATCACTCATTTTATATCTCCTACTTTATCTAATATTTCTAAAAGTTCTTCTTGTATTCTATCCGCTATTGGTTGAGAATATAAATCAATTAATTCAAAATTATCATCATTTTTGCAATATTCTCTAACTTCTTTTATAATAGAGTGTAGTTCTGCATTTATTTTAAACATATTATTCATTAATTCTTCTAATTCATACTCTTTTCCATCATAAGTTGCTATTGTATGTAATTCTATTTTTACTGTTTCTTCACTAATTTTCATTCTTTATCAACCCCTTTTAATTCATTTATATAGTTTAAAACATCTTCTATTCCTATAACATCACTATCCATATGACCATTT